TCTTTCACATAAGTTACAAATTCATCCATAGCCATAACCTTTAACTCCTCGGGACTTTGTGCCCCTGATTCACTTGCAAAGGATACTGGATAATATCTGTTCATATCTAAGTATGACTGAATAAGTTCTTCATCAGACATCATTTCTTCATCAGTAAAATTTCTATATTTTCTTAAATTCTTAATTAATTGTTCTTTATCTATACCCCCAAAACCGTCAACAATATAATTGTAAACCGCTTCTCTCAGAACCTTTGGATTGTGACCTCTAGCGGTGATTATGGAAAAAATGGAACCGTTTTCCACCGCTTCTTTAAAATCTTGGAAAGCCGGTCCTTGTTTTGCTTTCATTGCATCTCTAAGGAATTGAGTATCTCCAGGTCCTCTGAAATTTCTGAATGGGTCATTTGCAAAATTAACAATAGTTTCTCCTTTGTATTCGAATGGTTCTTTACCCACCTTCTCTCTAAAATGAGCAAAATCATCAGTTGACATACCTACTTCTTCCCCCTCATCGTTTTTTAACATAATCTTTGTGGGCATATGAACTATGTTGTCATCCCAATCAAACGCGTAATACTTCATATCGGGAGTACTTTCATCAACAAAACCTTCAGTAATATTTCTCATAATTTATTGGCTAAAAAAAAGGGGGGAGAAACCCCCCTTCTTGTTACTATATATTTTCGAACGATGCACCTGTAGGTGTGATAAAAAATTCAATATCAATAAATTCAAGTGCTTTCGTTGGTTTAAGGTAAATTTTACCTGTAAGTGTGTTTCTATCTAAATCCTCAGGAGAAGAGGAAACTGTTACTCTGAAATCGTATAGACCTCTGTCTCTTCTGATACCATCTAAAATTGGGTTAACAGAATCTAAGAACTGTTGTCTTACGATTTGGTCGTTCTGTTCAAACAACAATCTAACTGCAACCGCAGAAATCAACTTACGAGCTTGTAACAACAATCTTCTAACATTCAATCTGTTAAGTGCTGTGTCAGCAATCTGAAGAGTTTTGTTACCCCAAATTACAGTTCCAACATCTGAGAAAGTTGCGATTGGGTTGATTCTACCTTGATAAAGTGTGTCTCTATCTTCTTGAGTTAGTTTCTGCCTAGCTTTGATTGAATTAACAAGACCTCTTGTGTAACCCGCCGAAGCGAACCATGGGAAAGCAATGTTATCTGTCAAAGCCAAGTTTCTACAAACCTCACCTGTTGGTGGTAAGTAGATTTGTGTGTTATTAACAGTATCTCTTGTTAAAATCCAAGGATAGTAAGTTGCGGTGTAGTTAGAATCAATTCCTGTGTTATCCAAATTATCTACAGCTTCTTGAGAATAAATCACATCGAATTGATTAGATGAATCAGGAGTGTACATCTGATAGTCAGGAGTTGTAACAATATAAACCGAATCCGCTCTTTGATATTGAATCATATCGATAGCTTCTTCACAAAGATTGGAATTGTTTACATAATCGATACTACCGGTTGCAAAAACATTTATGTTTGTTGCCTCAGGATTTTGATAAGTCAAAATACCAAGTAAGTAAGCATAATAGTCAGTATTAGCAAAATCAGTAGTATTATTTTGTACTGTAATTCTCTTGAATAGACCCTCACCTGTTGCGGTAGGATATCTTGAAGAAGGTGAAGCACCCGCTAAATAACCAGACGCACCTAATTGGAATCTATCTTGGTTAGTTCTGAACTCTCTATATATATCCCAACCATCAAATCCACCTGCAAAACATACTGTATATTTTCTTGAGTAAATGAAATAATATGGATTTTCTTGAGTTTCAGGGTCTGCTCTGAATTCTGCAGAACCACATTCGAAAGCTGTTTGACCTGAAGTTAAAGATGAATTTGATATTGTTACAACAGTCGCACCTGAGTCCATATGGAATCCTTTACTTAAGTAATTCCACTTTTGTCCTTCAACCTCTGTTGCACTTAACACCCAACTTGAAGGGGTTTGTCTTCCTTTGTAACTTAAGAAAGATTCATCAATTCCAAATTGAGATGAAAAACCTAAATAACTTCTTCTAATTATATCTCCGCTTGATTCAACCGTATTCGAACCGCCTGCGGCAGCACCGAAAGGAGGGTTTGCAATAGTTTCACCAGGATAATAATACTTAGTTTTATATTTTATCATCGGAGAAGGATTAAGAACATTTGCATACTCTCTTTGAGTGTATCCGTAGAATCCACAAGGAAGAGCATCTATCGGTGCTCCGTCCGCCATCTCAACCATGATATATTTTGAAATTAATGCATATTCACCGTTTGAAGAACCTATCTTCTTTGCAACGAAATTGTTAGAAGCCGGGTCCATATTACAGTTAGTGAACTTTTCAATTACTACAGGATTAGCATCTGTATCAAAGAAATTTCTAACTAAAACATCAAATGTCATATTATTGAAAGACAAGTTTGCAATTGAAACTTTAACTTCAACGTTTGCAGAATCTCCGTCTGATATTGAAATAAATTTGAAAAGATTATAAACCTTATTACCTCTTAATTCAGAAACTAAGAACGGTGTTTCAGGTGCTTGATATCTTTGTACATTATATGCAATTGAACTCGAATCTTGAGAACGAGCTCCTGGTAAAGCGATTAATTCACAACTAACACCACGGATAAGACCTTGATTATATGCCTCATTCAGTGAAGTTGCGTAGATTTCCTCAACAAACAAAGGTACTTCATTTCTTGATTTACCAAAATTATCAACACCTAATACTTTGGTTATGAATTTAGATGAGGATGCCAAAAGATTTACTTCAAATGAGAAGGTATCTGAATCTTTGGTAACACCTGAAAGTAAGAAAGTACCATAAGGGTTATTTGTAACACCAGAATATTGTTCAGTACAAACGAGTGTAACCCCTGTTGTTGCACTTACTTCATAAACTGGTCCGTGATTTACACTTGTTGAACTGTTCGTAAATAAAGAGATACCTCTTGAACGAAGAGTTGCTACAACCATGTTGTTAAACTCAGGGTAAGCAGTACCTGAGAAAGTATATGAAGCACCTGAAATAGTCCCTGAAAAGGATTCAGAGGCCCCTGTTGAAAAGTTTGATACTACAAAGAAAAATGAATAACCTGAATAACTGTTATCATTATAATTTGTGAAGTTTGCGTAATACCAAGAATCGTTGTCTCCTGCTGATAAATCATTGTAAGCCAAGTTTGTGTTATCTACACTATATGGATTAGTAACCGCACTGTAAGTTAACTCTACCGCTAAAGCGTCTGCGTTTGGTATTGCACCGAAAATATTAACGGTAACTGCAGAAGAAGATGGTGTATCATATACACTTTGAATATAAGCATTAATCTGTGATTGAAGTGTTGATGTACTTCCGTCGGACAATCTATATTGTGTGTTCAATGCTGATTGAACAGGTAAAGGTAAATCTGTCGGGTCAATAAATGAAGTTGTATTACCTGAAGACGAACCACTGAAGTCCGCAGTAAAGCTAGCTCCTGCCGATGGATTTAAACCAATTGTAAGTGGGTCTACATTAGATGTAACCTTGATACTCCAAGAAGGACCTGCATCATATCCCGATAATCCCAAAATTCTAGTTACAAACAATTGATTGGATTGTTGTAAATAAGATTTTGCGATATACGCAGCTTCATATTTAGGGATTTGAGTGTTAACAAACTTTGTAGGTTCAGTACCTCCAAAATACGCCTGAAACTCATCGTAATTAGTGATGAAAATAGGTTCAAAAGCTGGACCTTTTAGGGTTTCTCCAACTAAACCTAGAGTAGTTACACCCACACTCTGTGCCACGAATGATAAATCCGTCTCGGATGTATATACACCGGGTGAAACGTAAACTTTTTGATTTGCTTGTGCTGTTGCCATTATTAATTAATTCTTTGCAGATTTATTTTATTCATAAATATTCTTATCTGAATGAAAAAACTTGACTTTTACATATGTATTTGTAAACGGTGAGAATTAATTCTGCCTTTTTTCTACCATGAAAACCAAGAAAGAAATCAAAAACATAAAAATTGACCCTGCAGTACATGATATACTGAAAAAATATTGTGATAAGAGAGGTATAAAAATATATAAATTTTTAGAAAATCTTATCTTGGAAAAATGTAAAGAAAAGAAGGATATCTACGGTGAGGATTAAATTAACTTATTAAGAAATAACAAACTTGCTTCTTTAGTATTATCTTGTTTTGTAATTTCAATCCTTAATTCATCATTAGTTGTAATTTGAATTGTTTGAACATCACTACCATAAAAATCATTATTGATATAAACGTCCCAACCTGAAACGTTGGTCGGTGACAACAAAGTCATATTTGCAGTATATTCAATAAACTCAGAAAGAACTGTATTACCTGTTACAAATAACCAATTCATTTCAAACTCATTCGGATTCGGAGGAGTTTTGTCTCTTTTCTGTTTAAAGGTACTTGTATCCAATTCCATTATTTGAACCATTCTTTGAATTGCGGGTTTAATCTCAAATTCCTCTTCGTCGATGAGGTAACCCAACATAGTAAAATCATAAGATTGAACATAATATTTTCTGGCGTCCATATTCATCTGTGATTCATCTCCAACATTATTCAAAATAATCGGAACATACTGACCCTTTATGAAAGTATAAGCCTGTCTCGATGAAAAAGTTTGCATTACAATTTTATTTAATTGATTCAGCTCTCTCATTCTGTTACAAATAATTTTTACACTGTAATTAATATCTACAGGTACAGGTTGAGGTATTGTATATATATCCATTCCTTGTTCGTTACCATTCCATGTTGGTACCGAAGCGTAATAGAATTGTTTTCTATTTGGTATTGTATACTGTAAAGACGGATTGGTACCATACTTCACTTCAGGTACTCTTACAACAGTCATAAATGGAGGACTTGGGTTATAGTCCAAATCAACAAAAGACCAAGTTTCCAAATATTGAGACCAATTCTGAGTAGTTATAATTCTATCTAGAAGTGGCACTATTTGACCCGCGGTAACAACTTGTAACTCTTCCTTAGTAAAATCTAACATACCTCTATCTAAATCCGCATGAAGAACAGATTTTGGCAAATATGTACCATCTTCATTAATATATTGTAGTAGTTGTTCACGTCTAGCGGACAACTCCTTTTTAGGTACTAATGGTAATGTCTTTTTTATTTGTTTCGGAAACGGCATTATTTACTAAACTTTTCAATCATTTTATCCATTGGATAGAACGTATCTGCATATTTGTCATACCCGCTTCCGAAGAATCTGCCAGAATCAATCATTCTTTTCCAACCATTATATTTTGTAGTGTAATTCCATAAGTCGTCCAAATCAGTCATTTTACCTGTCTTTTTCAAATACCCACCAACCAAACCACCAGTTCTATCTGCACCGTGAGCACAGTGTATTAATGTATTACCTTCAGATAAAATAGGGATTATTTTTCTCAAAGACCCTACATACCCTTCACCTTCTTTATAACCTTCATGAGAACTTATTTTATGAAATTTACAACCCAAACTTTCACAAATTTTTTTCTCGTCGGAAATAGAAAGAGGTTCATGTGAACTTCTATGCTTCGCATCAACCCCATCACCATTCAAACGTATAATATTTTTGATTCCAAATTTTTTGATAACTGCAGGAAGAACTGACCCTTCGATTTGAGCCGACCTAAAATTATTTTTACCGTCAGGAATTGAATGAAAATTATACTTTGTTTTCAAATCCTGAGGTACTTCTACTTCTAAATCTTTATCTTCTAACCCCAATTGGGACTTTAACTTTTCCAAAGATTCGGGACCCAACAAATCTTTCAATTTATCCATCAAAAAATCTGCAAGCCCTTCAGTTATAACAACCGCTTTATCTCCTTGCTTGTTAAAAATAAGTTTCATTATATTCCTTTGAATTCGTTTTCACTCACATAAGTGGCAACCACAGTTCTATAGAACGGTTTGTACCCTCCGTAAGTATGTTTATTATCGGACCTAACATAACCGTCATCACTCACAACATAATATCTTACCCTATCCTCAGTTTCATAATATCCCAAATAATCACCCATGAATATTTCTACACCCATATCTTCTAAAGTTTTTTGGTAGATACTGAATCTCATATTACCAGGTTCCTGTTGTTCCACTCTTGAATTGCCCAAAAATTTATTTGTTGGTGCCATAACTTGAACGTATCCCTTGAGTTCAACCGGTGCAAGAAATTGCACACCATCTTCGAGCACTTCCCCATAAACATCATCGGTTTTTGTTTTATACCTATCAATTCGATATAAAATAACCGTGAAGTTCATATCACCTAAAAGCCATTCTTCCCCCATACTTATGTCCAACGCATAATCTTCTCCTCCGAAGAATTTCCCTAATCTTGTTATTGGTACTAAATTTTCTGGCATATTGATAAATACTTTACAGTTGATTATATTTAATCCAAAAATTATGGTAATATATCCACCAACTAAAATAAAACTTCAAAAAAGTAACACTCACGGGATTGGTGTTTTTTGTTCTAAACAAATATCGAGAGGTGAGATTATTGAACAATGTTCATTTTTGGTAATTCAAAATCACAGAAATAAACCACTTCACGTTTTCATTGACCATGCATATGTTTGGCCAAAATCTGTCAATTGGAGAGAATATGTGTTAGTTATGGGATATGGTTCATTTTATAATCATTCTTCTGAACCTAATGTCGATTGGGTAACAAAAGAAAACGAAAATATTTTCGAATATTTTGCAATAAAAGATATCAAAGAAGGAGAAGAACTTTTTATTAATTATGGAATGGAGATAAATTTTCCAATCAAAAAACCGAATGGATAAAATAAGTTTAGAATCCAAAGCACTAATATTGTTGGAGTCCTATGATGGACCTAACAATTATTTGCTTGAACTAAAAAGAAAGTCACAAGTAAATAAAAAGTTTTACCCAACTAGGAGTCAATCTGAATATATAATTAACAACCACGATAAAACCCCTAAGGTTGCCAAAAAGTGGATTATATTAGATTCATACTTTGCTCAAAAATTGGCAGATGACAAACTATACACGAACGTTCCCGAAAAAGTTTGGGTTGAAAAGTTATTAGCAGAAAAAGACAAGGCCTATCATATTTGGGGTAAAGTTTTTGAAACCGAACAACTCCACGACTTTTGGTTACCCAAAGCATCAATAATAAAAGACAATACAGTAAAAGATGTTGTAATTGATTATGAAAAATATTCAAAAAGACCTCCGTTAACTCATCAGAGAGAAGCTATCCAAAAATTAGTTGAAAATAAAAAATACATCTTGGCAGATGATATGGGTTTGGGAAAAACCACTTCAACAATAATTGCGGCTCTTGAATCTGGTGCAAAAAAAGTTTTAATCATTTGTCCGGCAACACTCAAAATAAATTGGAAGAGAGAGATTGAAAACTATTCTAACAAGTCAATTTATATTTGTGAAGGTAAAAATTTTGAAGGGAACCATGATTTTGTAATAATAAACTATGATATAATAAAGAATTTTCATGACACTAAAAAGAAAGATGATTCGCAAATTCTTAGGGCCAATTTTGATTTGGTGGTTATTGATGAAGCACACTATATCAAAAATGCTCAAGCTCAGAGAACCAAACTCATAAATGATATTGTAAAAAAAGTTGACAGGTTGTGGTTATTAACCGGTACACCAATGACATCAAGACCTATAGATTACTTCAACTTGTTGAGTTTGATTGATTCTCCTGTTGCTAAAAATTGGATGGCTTATGTGATTAGATATTGTTCGGGTTATCAATTTAGAGTTGGTCCAAGAAAAGTTTGGAATGTAATGGGGGCCTCAAATTTAGAAGAATTAAGAGATAGAACATCGAACCTTACCTTGAGAAGATTAAAAGAAGATGTTTTAGATTTACCTGATAAAATTATTACACCCGTATATCTGAGATTAAAATCTAAAGAATACGAAGAGGTTATGGGCGAGTATTATAATTGGTATGAAAAAAACCCTGAAGAATCTAAATCATTGACGGTACAATTTACCAAACTAACCAAGGTTAGGCAAATAATTGCAGACGAAAAAATAAGTCAAACAATTGAATTGGCCGAAAATATTTTAGAACAAGATAAAAAGGTTATTATTTTTTGTAATTTCACAAACTCACTCAATAAAATTACAGAGCACTTTGGAAAAACCGCAGTAAAACTTGATGGGTCTATGTCCAAACAAGAAAGACAATTTGCGGTAGACCAATTCCAAGAAAATGAAAAAGTTAAAGTTTTTGTTGGTAATATTAAAGCTGCTGGCGTGGGGATTACCTTAACATCTGCAGAAGCGGTTATCATGAACGACCTTTCATTTTTACCCTCAGACCACTCTCAAGCAGAAGACAGAGCATATAGATATGGTCAAAAAAATAATGTACTTGTATATTACCCAATTTTTGAAAATACAATCGAAGGAATAATTTACGACATATTAAATAACAAAAAACAAGTAATAGCAACCGTTATGGGTGACGTGTCAAATTCATCTGCCGATTACGTTGAAGAAATATTACAAAAAATAAATGAAATGCGACATTAACGAACTTCGGGTTATTTATAGAAATAACTCAGTTAAATGAAAAAAGTAGAAGAAAAAATTATACAACTCCAAAGCCAAATACTTGAAAGTAGAATTGAAACCGAAAAAGAGTTGTTACTAACAGAAATGAAAAAAATTGGAATAGAAAAACTTCCATATTCCTATTCAGCCTTGAAACCATTTATCGATTCAGAGACAATGGATTTCCATTATAACAAACATTATAAAGGTTATGTAGATAAGTTGAACGACGCTTTATCTAAAAAGAAATATGGTGACTTAGAATTAGAACAAATTATTAAAAACATAAGTCGTTACGATAAATCAATAAGAAACAATGCGGGTGGGGCCTTCAACCACGCACTTTTTTGGAATATGCTTTCACCCAAAACACAAAAGTTGACAGGTGAACTTTATAAAAAAATAACAAAGAAGTGGGGAACGTTTACCAACTTTAAAAAAGAATTTGAAACCGCAGCTAAAGACCGATTTGGTTCAGGATGGGTATGGTTAGTTTTAACCGCTAAGAACCAATTGAAAATTATGACTACTCCGAACCAAGACAATCCATTAATGAATATTATTGATGGTGGTGGTTTTCCACTACTCGGTCTAGATTTATGGGAACATGCTTATTATCTGAAATACAGAAACAAGAGAGATGAATATATTTTAAATTTTTGGAAAGTAGTTAATTGGGATTTTGTTACCAAAATGTATGAATTAAGAACCCAAACGAAATTATTAGAATCCACAGAGTTTAGGAATGTTATTTCAGAACAAAAGACCGCAAATTTTTGTGACGCCAAAGAGATTGTATATTACAAAGAACTTTTGAATCCATATAAAAATAAAAAATTTTATGAAGAAGAGGTTAGAAAAACATTGAAATCTGTATTTGGACAATTTTGGGTTGAGGAAACTAAAGATGAGATGTCCGGATTTTATGGAATAGAATCACCTGAAGGTAGGTCAATACTTAATAACCTAAACAGCAATATTAATACTTTCTGTCTACTTGTTAAAGCCGTAAACAAAGAAATTGATAAAATCGGAAAATCAGATAAAAAGTTCGATTTCACGAAAAAAGAAAAGTCGAACATGAAAGAATTATCAAGATTTTTGAATGCTTTAGATTATTTCAAAACAAACATTTACACGAAAAAGAATCCTGATTTTGTAAATATTGTAAACGTTCTTTTGATTTTGTGGGAAAGAGGGCAAAAAAGTGAAAGAAAAGTTGAAGAAAAACTACAAAATTATTTTGGCGAATCATCCAAAGTAACCAGATTTGGTAAACATGGGTCGAAAAAAGATGCTTTTGGCGGTGTAGATATTGTTATAAATTTAGATGGTGTTGATTACACCGGACAAATTAAACCTTTCAACACCACAAAAACTGATGGTGATGAAATTGCTGTATTAGGTAATGCAAACTACGCAGATTACAAAACTGATTGGTTATTGTTTCATAATACCAAAACAGACCAGATACTTATATTTGAAAATAAACCTATAGGTAGAAAGTACGTTTTTAAATTAAACTCGTTACTCCACGAAATAGAATAATAAGAATATTTATTTGATATGGCAGTAATACCGGAACCAGAAAGAAGTAGAATATATACAAGAATTAAACATCTATTAGGTGCACCGCTCAGAAGTGTTGAGCTCACAGATGAAATGATGGATTCACTAATGGAGTTATCTTTAGGTGATTATGAGGAATATGTTTTACAATGGTTAATTGATAGTCAATGGGTTAATTTGGTTAACCTAAATATGAGTGAAAAATCTGTAGCAAGAGCACTTGTGACAAGGACTATGGATTTTGAACAACAATTTGCATATTCATATTCAAAAATTGTAGGACTACAAACTATGGGTCCGTGGGTACTTAAAAAAGATTATTTTATTCTGAGTGCTAATACCCAGAATTATGAGATACCTGCTGGTAGAGAGGTAAACGAACTTTTATGGTTCTCTAACCAACCATGGACAGCCTTTGGATTAGGTGGAATTGGTGGGTTCGGATTTGGTGGAATTGGTTTAGGTGCGACTGAAGCCGGTTACGCTCAAATGGGATATCAAGGTTCTTATTTCATGATGTCAGGTTTTGACTATTTGATTAGAATGCAAGAAGCAAACATTTTGAATAGAATACTTGGTGGTTCGCTTACATATAGAATTACAGGTTTACCTGACGGTAAGAAAAACATCTTTCTATACAACACACCAGGAGGAAGATTTGATTGGATGAATTACAGTCAATATGTTGGTAGAGCAGTATGGTATTGGTATTATGATGTAGGGCCTGACGACAGAGCTTCATGTTTAAAGGCAAACCCTGACATTATCAAGTTACCAACGGACGTACCTATCGAAGATTTAAGTTGGGAGGATTTAAACGTTCCAGGACAACAATGGGTTAGGAGATGGTTCACCGCTTATTGTAAAGAAACATTATCAAGAGTACGTGGTAAGTTTTCAGGTAATTTGAAGACACCTGACTCCGAATTGCAGATGGATTATCAGAGTTTATCAACTGAAGCAAAAGACGAAAAAACAAAACTAATAGAAGAACTTACCGGTGCTGAAGGATGGTTAACAAGATTGAGACCTGAAAAAGTAATGGAGAGGGAAGCTTTGATTGCAGAAAATCTGAACAAACAAATGAAATTCAGAGCAATGCCGAGACAAATTTATGTAATTTAATATGGGAATAGTTAAATCAATACCTTCAAGAAGAATTATAAACGGAATACAGATTAATACATCTGAGATTTCCGTCGTATCGGAAAAAGAATACCGTACAAGCGGTGAAGCCTGTATTGTGGTAAGAGGAGTTGCCAGTTCAAAGGTTACTTTGGATTCATCAACCTCAGACCACATTGTAGTAAAATCAATGACTCGTCTGACTATTGTACCTGATGCAGGTTTAATAGATGAAGAATACGATGAAATAGAAATGGATAAATTTGCCTGTGTTGAGTTTAGATACGTTGGGGGTAACTGGTATATCCTTTCATCAGACGGACTTAAACAATCCTAATTTTTCTTCCCACCCTTCTTCCGCCAACTGATACATGTAATCAGGACTTAGACCTCTTTTTTTCCAATACTCAAGTTCTAATTCTGTTATATCTAACACATCCTCTTGCAACTTGTCTTGGTCACCTTCTTCAAAAGGCATACCATTAATTAACTCACATTGTTCATTAGTGAATATTCCTCTTTCTGCCGGGTCTGATACTAACAACAAGTCACGTACATCTTGTTTGAACACGACTAACAAAGGCTCAATTCTTTTGTTAAACGTAACAATTGCTCTCGGTACGTTATATTCACCTGTCATGTTGGGATTGGTTTCCAATATATTAGCATCCAACATATAACAGTTTACAACAACTCCTTCATTAATTTCTTTCGCCTTTGGATTATCAAACTTTTGTAATTGATTATAATCTTTTATTTGCTTAGCAGTCATTTTCTGTACGTCACCTTGAGAAGCCTTTTTACCGTTATTTACGTACATAATAACATCACCTAAGTTAACACTTAAGTTTTGTTGAATTGCAAGTTCCATGTGTGCCATACGAGACATAGAATTACCTGCCTTGGTTTTTTGGGTTAACCTTTTTTTATAGTCATCCAAGGTGAGTTTTACTTTCGCCCTTTGTGCAATCTGTGATAAAGGTATTTGTTGGTCGAATATTTTTTGAAGGTACTCGTAATAATATTCTATGAATTCCTTACCCTCTCCTTTCAATAAAAGTTTAATTCCCTTATCTAAAAAAGTTTCAATATATAATGGAAGTTTCTTAGATTTTATAGAATTGCCAGTCAATTTTATCTTTCCTTTAGCGTCCATAACCGCGTAATTTTTTCTGGCAAGATTTATACATGATGGCCAAACACCATCAGTGTCAAGCGCCATTTCACCTCTCATGAATATATCATTGTACTCTGCAACATCAGCATCAGGTCCTGTATATTCTTTACCCACCTTAACTTTCCAGTTCAAACCACGACCAACATATTTTCTTTCATCAACACCTTCTGGACTTGAGAAGTTCACGCCATCCGTATCCATAACCAAAGGAGTATAACCCTTACTCATAAAGTACTTAATCATCTGACGTAGGTATTGACGACCAGTACATGTAATTTGCTCACCCATGTACATGTCCCCCCACGCATAGACCTGAGGTGCCGACAACGCACCGAACATTGAGTTAATAAAAATCTTAATCGGTAATTGTTTATTGGAGTATGATGATGAAAGGGATGGGTCTGTCTTTTCGTACTGCTCCGCCAACTGTTTATATTTAATACGAGTATCACGGAAATATTTTAACATTCCTTTCATTGCTCCAGTCACATCACAATCAGGAAAAACATCATGTACAAGTTGAATAGAGGGGTATAGAGACGAGAAGTCGAGTTTAAGTACATTCTTACTATAACCTACCTTTAGTAGTCGAGAAAGACCTCCTACGAAGTCAGTTTTGTCTTGTTTAGCTGGAATGGCAAGTCCGTGTTTGTATGACCATGCAAGCATCAACATCTTCCAAAGAGTTGCAGTACCCATAGTGGAAACTCTCTCATAAGTTGTAGGAATCATTGCTGCTAGCAAAAATGAACCCTGATTAAACTCCTTATCGACAGCTAAAGTTTCCTCCAAGTCATCGTCAAGATATCTCTCAACTAAGTTATCACCAGTTGTTTTTATATAGACATCATCCCTTTTTTCGCAAACCAAATCCACTTTTGAATCCTGTCCAACCTTTTTATATTTTCCATTTTGTATATTCAACCAATATTCTTCTTTGTTTGCATACATCTTACCAATGTCTGTATGGTCGATGTATACACGGTCAGGTGCTTCTTTACCTATAAAAGTGGTGATATATTTAAGACCCGCAGATTTAATGTTGGAATTAATTGCTTGAGCCCTACGAACCGCATGAATAATATCGATAGTATTATACCCCCAAATAGAGGTTTGTGTAAATTCTTCAACTTCGTTGGCAAGTTTTAGAATGGTTTCTTTTCTTGTATATGAATGTTGTGGATGTAAGGATTTTACAGTTTTTCTCATATCAATACCCAATCGTTGAGCACGTTCAAAAATCCAATGCCAGTCGAAGTTCGCTGAGTTATAACCACCGATAATTGATGGTTTGAGTTGGTCAATCACATTAAGGAATTCTATGATGGCACCTTTTTCTTGGTCCTCATTCAAACACTCAATAACTCTATGATATCCTTTATTTGTCTTAATTCCAATCATAAAGATTCTACCATCTTTGGGGTCAAGAGCATTTGTTTCCAAGTCAAATACTAATCTTGTGACATCATCATAATCAGTAAATCCTTTGAATAATCTTTTCTCCTTTGCAATAAGATATTGTTCTACGGGCGGAAGAATTGAAATCTTGTCTTTCATTTTATCCCCCCATGGGTCACAGCCACCGTCTCTGAAAAATTGGATTAATTCTCTGTACCCTTTTAAGGATTTAACCATGAAAGTTAAACCTTTCTGTAATCTCTCGTTACCCTTGGTTTCCAATTTCTCGATAACAATTCCATACTTTGTCATGGCCTCTTTTTGAGCCATCTTAGAATCATTGTAGAAATTAAGACCCCTTAGGTCACCAACCCAAGCAAATGGGATAAATGTATCTTTTCTTATTTCTTTACCCTTACCAGGTATTTCTTTGATTTTGTAAATTGAGTTTGATACGTAGTCAAATTCGATTGCAACTATAAACTCTTCAGGGTCGTTTCCATGAAGAAACGATTCGATTTCTTGATAACTATTCATATGTATTTCCGAGTGGTTGATTGGCTTTCACACAATTGTGAAGTTTACCTTACTCATTCGTAAATAAATATAAAAAAAGCCGACGTATAATCAAATTAGCAACAAGCAGTTTCAGAAATAAAACTATCTTGGACATTAATATAAAGTTCTTCACGGATTGGTAGAATCAAGTTTCCTTCATCATTCTTGATTAAAAATTGTCCTTGGTATCTACCTACAGTATCGGTATTCCTCGAAGTAAATTTATAGTAAATATAGTACTCAGTGGGAGCACCTAGTTCAAGATTTGTTAGTGCAACTATTTCACAAGGTGCAGAAACAATTTTCGGAACACCGGTATAATAATCAACCATAGTAAAATATATTGTCGATACTTCGAGTGATTCCATGAATGCAATATAGTCGGACCTACCATCCTGTACCACTTGCATTTTTAATATTGGTAACGTAGCATTCTTTTTGATGAAAAATTCCATAACAATAAATATATTGTTATGACTCTTTACGAAGCGACCTATCGTAATGTTCGAATCTATCGTGTTCGGTAGGGGTAATTAAAAGTAAACCAGAAAATAATTCTCCCTTTTTAACGAGTTGGTACATATAACTCATCCAAGTTTGTTCAAACGGATGTGCCCAAGTTGTATCCAAAAACATTTTCTTACTTCCTGGTTTGGTTACAACTTGTGGCCAGTTACAATAATAAACCTCACCTGTTGCATAAGGTATTTGTTTGTGAGACAAAATCTTATTGAACTCTGTTTTAGGAGCGTTCGGGTCTAACCCAATTTGAGGTAATCTAGGTTTACCTGGCCAAAACTTAGACCTTACATCTTGTGGTACATTATACCAAGACCATTGAGTCCCATTATCACCGAAAAATTCTGAGTAGTTTAATTTTAAAAAATCAAAATTTTCTTTTTTACTGATTTCCAAAGATTTTTGATATATGTTTTTGACATACCTATTGAATCCGTTTCTACAAATGGTTTCTTTTCCGTTATAAAAAAACATATCGTCTTCGAAAAAGAACATAAAATCATGCCCTGTGTTTTCAAAATGTTCGGCAATCCACTGTCTTCCCCCACAAATCCCTAAATTATCTTTTTTAATATGTTCAAAACCATGTTCATCACAAAGTTTCTGATATTCATCGAAAGTTGAATCATCAGTTGAATTATTTAAAAGATATTTTTTTGGTTTATTTAGAAAATCTGAATCATAATCTTGCATTGATTGAATCAAGGTACGGAATTGATTTGGACTGTTAAAAGTTATTACGTAAACACCGACGTTGTTTAAATCCAAGTTATTGTTCGAATTTACAACCGTCTCTGATTTAGTAATCAAATTATCATTTTTCAAATCTTCGAAAAACTTTCCTATTAAACCATTACCCTCAATTTCAAAGTAATTTATAATGTCAGAATGTTTATAACACATTATTGAAAATATAGATTCTTCAGTTCCCATATAACCCTCGTCCAAAGTTGTTTTCAAAAGGCCGTAATAGATTCCATTTATCTCACCAATAGTATCTTTTGGCCCTCCAAAAAAACCCCCACGAGCAACTTTATTTACTTTTGCTCCCGCTAGTTCATTTAACCTATTATATTCAAAACCGTGAATTTCCTTTTCTGCACCATATGGGAAACAAATAAACGAAAACTTGGAGATATATTTTTCTAATTTATCTAAAACTTTATCATGAGTAAAATAACCAGGGTGTACTGTATTTGTTAAACCACCATCAATCCAAAACATGTATTGTGAATTGAATTTGTCCATAATCTTAGCGTCGTGAAGTAAAAAAACTTTAGACATTACTAAGGGGTTATACATCTCTAGTTTCGCTTGTGTAGAATCCTTTAACCACCCAACTTGATTGGTCCACTCTGTATCAGTTCTTATTTTTTGAATTTGATTATAAAATTCATTTTTGAACCACGACAAAGGACGATTAATGAACTGAGTGTTTGATTTACTTCTTTTTTTAAAAACAAACTCTTCGAGTTCTTCTTCTCCAAAAATTATCAAATTAGCATCAACGTCTAATAGCTTATCAAACTTTTCTAAATAATGAGAAAATGGTCTTGCCCATCCTTCAGACAATCCATCCCTCCCTATATTCCAAATTCCCGTAACTAAAGTTATATTACTCATATATTCTATTGAATTCTTCTAATATTCTATAAAAACTTTTATTTTCTTCAAACAATTTAGGATTTGTTCCTGGCGGACAATTGTCAGGACACCACCAAATGTCAAAATGTTTTCTAACAAAAAGGTCTGGGTCGTTATGCCACATTACAGTCATGAGAACTTCTTCGTGATGTACCCTTTCTTCAGGAGTAATCTTGTACGCATAATCTTCGAATAAAGTTACAACATCATCCCACAAATCTTTATGACCACCAAAGAGACCACCTATAACATGAATCTTTCTTTGATAATTTTTATACCATTTTGGGTTAACTGTACCTGACCAATAATTTCTATCGTTATCCTTTCCTAATATAAGAAACTTTCCTTCAGTGTCTTCGACTAAATTTTTAAGAAAATCATTGTTGAATAAATTACTTTCGTAGTATTTTCCTTGTGGATGGTCACTTCCTACTAAGTACTTATTAGGTATAAGTCCGCAATGTGATAAACCAGCATCAATCCAAAAATAATAATCGTAGGATTTATCCTCTAACCACCACCAACCAAACTTGGACCATTGAATTTCAATACATCTGTCCCCTGTTTTTGCGCTTTCATAATCTTTATATTTCAATAATAATTCTTGATATTTTGTTTGACGTAAATCAAAAACTTTGAATTCTAATTTTTGTGGTGAAACTCCGTGAGATTCATAAAAAAACCTTTGTAATCTTTCTATTTCTCTGTCAGAAGTATAACAAAGAAAATCTGCGTCGGTCATTTTCAAAAGTGATAATAAACTGTATTGATAATGGCCTCCTCTTGATGGTCTTCCTCCAATTTCAGTCCCCGATAAATCACTATAAATGCAAGTAATAAATTTAACTTTCATATGTGTATTCTATATGTTGATTTGATTTTTTTAATTGAGACATACTGTTAAAATCATAACAATTATTTGGAACTTTAACTGGTGAATACAAATTCCAATTATATGTCTGTGCATAGTAATTATTATAGTTACCACCTGAAACATCAGACCAACCTGATTGTTGTGGTCCAATTGGTAGTATTGGACAATAACTTTGATGCTTTGACATTATTTCTCTATAAATGTAATCATCGATGGCATAATAACCTTCTTTCCAAGGTTCGGTCATTTCCAGAACTCTATCATAGATTGAATGATGGTACATAATCATATTTGTGGCAAAAATACCACGTTCATGTTCTTTAGCGGGTGGTAAATTTGTTAGGTCTATCAATAAAGGATATTTTTCACTTCTGTTGACAGGTCTAGCAAGTGTTGGAGCAAGGTTAAAAACACCCCACTCAAATTCACCGATTTCTTCGATTTGTTTAATCAAAGATTTGGCATAAGGCATTATCACACAATCGTCTTCTATTACTAAAATACTTTCATACCCTTTTTCTTTTGCTTCTTTGATTAATGTGGTGTGTGAACGAGTACACCCAACATGACTGTTTGTATCGACCGCTTTAAAATGTTCGTAATCCCAACCAATGTATTCCATTTCTTTAACAATGGATTCTAATCTGTCGGGTCTTCTTTCAAGATTTACTACGAACTTTGGTATTGAATTAAATTTCATTAACTTACGTGATTGTGGTTTAGTTGTCCTGTAATTCTATCACACCACCCTTTAGATTCGGAGTGTGGCCAAACCACCCAATACTTCGGTAAAACATCCGTTTGAAACTCTCTCCATATTTTACAATATTTGTCAGGGTCTCTGAAGTATCCCGCAATTTCATTTTTATCAGAATCTCTTCTATATATAGTTTCATCATTTGGACCATGGAATGCTACCACCCAAAAGTCATAGTCCTTTTCAGGTACTTGAGAATATCCAATATCTATACAATGTTTGTAAACGGAAGCAAAATCTTTTTTCCAATCTTCTTCTGTTTCGTAATTGTAAGGGTTAGGAGGATAATTTTTATCCAAAGTATATTTTTGAACCGCTCTTTTTTCAAATAATAACCCAGAGTATTTTTCATAATCTCTTAAAGTTCTTACAGAACCAAACCCATATGGACCGTCATGGCCTTCTTGAGTTTCGCCATCCATACCAAAGAGTTTTCTATTTGTTAAATGTGAGTGTTTGTTTTTGTCGCCCCAAGTTCTATCATCGTCCCACTGTTTTGTTCTACCCTTACGTGTATACTCATGATATACCACAGGTATGTGTGGATGGAATAAATCATATCCCCAAGTGTAAGCCCTTGCCGCAATTGATATTTCTTCACCGTGGAAATAATATTCAGGATTGTGTTGAACTTCTTTTGAAAACTCTCCCAAGGTAAAACAGAAGTGTGCGGAATAAAACCTAGCAGTAACAGGTTTTGTCATTTCTCTCCAGCCTGGAATTGTTTCAGGTAAGAAAAACACTGCACCTTCAGGAATAAATCTATCAAAAACCATCCTCCACGCATCCTGTGCTCTTCCCGCAGGGTCATTATCAGGGTCAAAGGAGGGTACATAACCCGTAAGTAGAGGTTTTTTATACCCATCCTTTTGAAGACCCTTTATCATTTTGATTAGGATGTCGTCCCAATCTTTTACAAATCTCATATGTGAATCAATTTGTAGTGTATAACTTTCACCACTATATAGTTGTTGAACTTGATGTCTCGCCCAACAAACTCCTTTGGCTTCCTGATATGGTATATCTAAAATTTTAAATCTTTTATCTTTTCTGAACTCGTCTAAATTATCAAAACCGTCGGTTTCGGAATATTGTCTTGCAATACCTAAAACCAAGTTTTTTGGTTTTTTTGCATTTTCCAACATATTTTTTATGGTTGTTAGAAGTTGTGGGTCACGATAAGATGCAATCTGAACAAATATTTTCATTGAATGTATTTTGTATGAAAAATAAAAAACCCTCCACGAAAGTAGAGGGTTATTAATTTTATTGATAAAAGTTTTTTTTATGATTCGGGCGGAAAAACTCCTTCGTCTGTTAATACTATGGATGTATCAAAAGCTTCTGCCACTGTGTAAGTACCATCTATTAACCAAATTGTTTTAGTTTGGTCTGAAGATAAGGGCACTTGATATTCCCAAAGAGCATCATCACATCTTTGATAACTGAAATTAACTTCAGTTTCTCCTGTGTTCGTTAAAATATATTTACTACATGCCATAATTTGTGTTTTTTAATAAATAGTTGTTTGTCATAAAAAATTATGATGGTGTTGGTGTAGAAGTTGGTGTTTCAGTAGGAGTAGATGTTAAAGTTTCAGTTGGTGTGGAAGTTGGTGTTTCAGTAGGAGTTGGTGTCTCAGTTTCAGTAGGAGTAGATGTTAAAGTTTCGGTAGGTGTAGAAGTTGGTGTTTCAGTAGGAGTAGATGTTAAAGTTTCGGTAGGTGTAGAAGTTGGTGTTTCAGTAGGAGTGGATGTTAAAGTTTCAGTTGGGGTAGGAGTTGGTGTCTCAGTTTCAGTAGGAGTAGATGTTAAAGTTTCAGTAGGTGTAGAAGTTGGTGTTTCAGTAGGAGTTGTGGTTGGTGTAGAAGTCGGCGTTGGAGTCACCTCACATAACTCAATTGAATCGATATATCCTGTTCCTCCTGTTATCACATATACATTTGTTCCATCTGAATAATATCCATCTGATGCATAAAACGCAGGGTCTGCAGCATAATCAGTGTAAATATGGTCTCCAACTATCAAAGATTCGCCAGGTATTTGATAATAATCAGTTGCGATATTAGTACAAGCCTCGTTAGGGTCTGTAAAACTATAACCCAAAGGTACTATTGTTGGATTGTGTAACGATGGGTCTGTGCAAGTCCCTATATAGCTTATAGAACCGTCACCTGAAAGTACAATTGCGCTATCGTAGTTACCACAATAGATTGCACTCCAAGATGGAACACCATTCATTTGAATTGTGTTACCCGAACAATCTAAAAATTCAAATAAAGGTGCTGCTGGTCCATTATATGAAAAAGATATTTCCGAACAACTCTCAACTATATCTGTTGGAGTAGGTGTATTTGTTGGGGTTTGTGTTGCAGTTTCAGAAGGTGTAACCGTTGGTGTTGATGTAGGTGTTTCAGTTGGTGTTGATGTAGGTGTTTCTGTCATTGTTGGTGTTGGAGTTGGTGTAGGTCCACAATTTCCATAAGTAACAATTGTTGCTCCTGTGACACAACCAACTCCACATCCACCGTTCAAATAATATATAACATTATCTTCTACATAATAACCAATTGGGTCACCTGTGTTAGGCCCAACTAGGTCAGTCCATGCTAATGTAGAATTTGCAAAACTTGTTCCATTAACAAATATTGACGCCACTTGTTGACAATCACAGGCTTCTTGAGCTGTATTTTCGTTATGACAAATATTAAACAATTGTGTTCTCACAACATTTGTTGGTGTTGGAGTTTGTGTGGGAGTGGAAGTTGGAGTTTCAGTGTTAGTTGGTGTTGATGTAATTGTCGGAGTTTGGGTATTACTTGGAGTTATAGAAGGGGTTGGGGTGTTAGATGGTGTTGGAGTTGGGGTGACAGAAGACGGTGTTGGTGATGGTTCTGCCGGTGGAAACTCACCTTCGTCAACCAACGAAACTGAAAATTCAAATGATTCTGAAATTTGATACGTACCATCAATAACCCATATTGTTTTAGTTTGTCCTATAGATAGTGGTACCTGATATACCCAAAGAGCGTCAGAACACCTTTGATAATTAAAATTAATTTCTGTACTACCGGTATTTGTTAAAATGAATTTACTACAAGACATCCTTTTTTTTATTAATAAATACAATCAAAAACAAAAAAAAGTTTACTAAATATATTAAATTATGAAAGGATGCCCTATTGTGCCCTGCATAGGTAATTTTGTACTTCCAAATGCTAAATAACCCATCCATTCGTTTTCAGGACCACCAGAATCAATTTCAACTATGGCTGTAAAGTTATTATATCCAAAAACACTTAAATCTTGTCTTGCTTGTTCTGTACCTGTTGTACTCGGATATGAAGATATACTATCATAAGATAGTGCTAAATCTATTTCTGATGTTGCAGTACCATTCTCATCTAAAACACCTTGGGATTTTCTTGCCAATAAACCAGATGCACTACCTAAACCAATCCTATCTTGAACTGTTGATGTACCTGCAGCTGATTGGGTCTTCATTGAACCCATAAATGATATACCTTTAAGATTGAAAGGAAGTCCAGTCACTGCTGCCGTTCTACCAGAATCTTGACGTATCGTATATGACCCTGCTTGCCAACCTCCACCTTTAATAGCCATGTAAATATATCTTCTATTTGTTGTACCTCTATTAGTCCAGTTAAGTGTAAAAGTATCTGTACTGAAAGCTGATAATACAGCTCTTGCATTTGGGTTACCTCCTGCTACAACTATCATGGCTAAACATTCAGTAGCACGGGCATAAGATACGGTGTCCATAGTAGCTGACCCATCATCAGAATTACCTACAACCACAATATTTTGTGCTGTCGCGGTCGATGTTGCGGCTCCTATACAAAAACCTGAATCGTTAGCCTGACCTGTATTTAATGCCGCTGTTGATTGTACACCAGCAAACATAACGACTTGATTATCCCCACGAGCATTGAACCCGTTTGCTGTGTACACTTGAGTTCCTGTTGCTGCAGGTTCTGCTATATCACCTATTGTTACTTGTTGTATATCATCTAAACCCCAAGCCTCATAAAAAACACTTAGGTTGGCAGGAGTTACGTCATCTACAATTAGAGTAAATCCATCTGTATCCATACTACTAATATCTAATTTCCCATCTATAGTTCCAGCGCCATTAACTGTAATACAAACACAATCGTCAGCAGCAACAGAACCACAATCTGAATCTGCTACGTTATCTGCACTAAATGTTCCAACAGCTCTTCTGGTTGTTGCATTACTACAAAATCCAATACCTCTTCTTTCAGAAACAGTTTGACTAAAGGCATCCGTAGCAGATTGTAAACCCATCCAATAAAATCTTAT